ACTTCATATATGCCAATCGCTTCCCTTTCAGCGTTTGTCCATAATGAAAAAATTGTTTTAGGATATTGATTATCACCAATGGTTATTCCCTTGCTTGAGTTTACTATTTTAACAAAAGCATTATCTTGTACTAAAGCAAACATTATCCGATATTTAAAGACCTTCCTACTTCTAATAAGTTAGTTCCATCTGATTTAAAGATGATTATATCTTTAGCTGATGCAGTGGTTGTTAGTGTGGGTGCGGTTGCACCTGTAAATTTATATGCTGAATTAAATGTTAAAGTTCTTGAGCCTGTACCATCTTGAATAATAGCTAAAGAATAAAATGCACCTGCTTGTTGATTGGTGGGTGCGTTTAGAGTTCTATTACCTGCAAGGGTGACTTTGGCTACTTGTTGAGTAGATAAGTTCCAATCAATGGTTGCTCCGTCTGTTAATGTCTGCTCTGCAAAATATCCCTTCTTAGCAAATAAGATATTACTATCTGATAATGTTAAGACTGTTCCTGTAGCGGTTGTAGATAATCCTGTTATTGAAACTGTGCTATCTAACCAATTAACTGTGTTAGCTGAATGGTCAATAGTGGCTAAAGAGATATCATCTGCACCATCATAATATTTTAAAGTAGGGGAAGTAGCTGATGTGGTATCTAGCCAAATAGTACCTGCGACTGCACCACTTGGTCTTGATGATCCAGAATGTGTTGAATTAATTGCTGATAATGCATTGTTTATATCGCTTCTTGTAGCAGGGAAACCCTGATTGGCGATATTCATATCGTGTTGTGCCATAACTTACTTTTAATGTCCTTTCGCTATATAGTCAAATGTTTTACTTATTGCAGTGCCACCACTGTTCTTAAATGTAATATCAAAACCACTTGTTGATTTAGATGTTATTTCATAAAAATCACCTGTTGCCAACCCTTGTGCTGAAACACCAATAGCAGGTGTTGAAATAAACACAGGTGAGAATGTGATAGATTTAGTTCCTGCACCTGATGCTACATCATTCTCAGATATTAAACGTTCAATCATATCTGCATCTACGGATAGTGCTGATACCACAGGAGTTGCGGAGTTATCTAAACTCTGCATAATTAATCTAAATTTAAAATACCTAGCTGAATAATCACCCACATTGAAATTTCTAAATGATGTATAAGTGATATTATCAGTAGATGTAGCAATCTCTAAATGGCTAGATGCGTTCACAGATGCGTCACCATCAAAGTTAGATGCTTGGTCATCAAATAGTCCTGCTACGTTATCAAACAATCTATCTCTATCATCTGTAGTTTGAGTAATATTTCCTGTTAGTCTAGTTGTTTGTGTACTTCCTAAATCTATAATATTAGCAAATTCATATGTTCCGATAGACGGAACATTGTCATTAGTTGTACCACCATCAAAGTTTCTTGTAGTTATGTCATCAAAATTATCTGAGGTATTGTCATCAAAGTTTTCAATACTATCTAGTTCTAAAGCATTATCTACTGCCACACAGTCTGTTTTAGTTCCTGTAAAGTCTGGATTTTCTGTAGCAGTATTGGCATTAGTAAAATTACCAATAGCAGTAATATTAGTTGTGATGATAGCTTCATTAGATGAGAAGTTGCCTAGTTTATCTACTGCCTTAATAAGATAGCTACCTGTTCTGGCAGGTACAGTGACTGAGGTGGCAGGTCTTGATACTCTGTTAATTAAAGTAAAACTATTTTGCCATTCTGGATTGACTGTTTCTGTAGTGAAGTTGATAATATAATAATTAAGGTCTGCGTCAGGTATGCTTTCCCAAGATAAATGAGCATCACTACCTACGATATTAATTGCGAAGTCTTGCACATCACTCGGTGGATCAATCTCACCCACAATATCTCTCGTAGCAGTGACGTTTGTACTTTCTACCCCCAATGAATTTATAGCTTTAACTCTTACTGTATAATTATCGCCAGATATAACATTCAATACTCTATGGAATAAATCTACTGTACCCCTACTATGCACAATAAAATTACTATCAGCAGTTCTTTTATATTCTACTTGATATTCTCTAACAAATTGGTCTGGTGATGCACCGATAGTTATATTCATGGCAACAATAACTGTTCCGTCATTGTAGGATATTAATTCATCAGCAAGGGTGACTGAAGATGGGGGTTGAACTGTGAAAGGATTAGGTAGTGAAGTATCTGGTACGACAGGTTGAACAGTATTAGTTTCCCAAGTATACCAACTATCTTGATGTTCTATTAAAGATAATTGTACTGTGTAATTAAGGTTAATAGACATTGATACCACTCTAAATGGTTTAGCAGTCATACCTAAAATTGTGTCAGTGACAGATACAATATCCCCTATAGCTAGATCCATAGCTGAATAATTAGCAGTTAATGTAAGACCTAATTGATTTCTACTTCTATTTAAAACAACCTTACCAAATTCTAATGCTTGATAAGGATTAGTAATCATTTGTAAATCTAATTGAAACTCTTGTAAGAAACCGCCATCTTCAGTTTTTAATGTTTGATGTGCTGCATCTGTTTCAGGATAAACTACTGTGTCTACTTCATAATTCTTTTCTGGATTGATATAGTTAATATTGATGCGGTTGTATTTCTCATTTTTCTTTTCACTAGATAACTTAATACCACCTATGATATTATCTTTGTTTAAATTTAAACTAGCACTTCCTGTTGCTTCTAAGATTAATTTATATTTTCCTTGTGTATAAGGTAAGAAACCTCGCATACCTCTTAACAAGAAACGAACATTATCTATTATTTTTTGGTTAGTATCTAAAACTGAATTACAATCAAATAAATTAATATCAGCACCGCCAGAATATGGAGTGACTTGCGTGATAGCAGTTTGACTTGCGTTATAGAAACTTTGTAAATCTATATCTGATACACTGATACCTTTTCCATAAGTAGTATCTGTTAAATAATCTAATAAGCACCATGCAGGATTACTTGAATAAGATGCAGTTTGAGCAACTAAACTTGAATTATAACTAACAACCTTTTTACCTTGAACTTTTGCTTGGATTTTAGGAATGCTTGTAAACTTGTCAGCATCCCAAGTAATTCTAAACGCAATATAACATAATCCAGATAATTTATGATTACTTCCCCATGATGATAATGTGGTTAATAAACTAGAAGCTGATTGTCCTGTAGTACCATAGAATGGTTGAATAGTTATTGTTGTACCAAATCTATCTCCTGTTGATGTAATTTGAGTTCCATCAGCAAATGATCCATCAAATGTCACTACTTCATCATCAACTTTAATTTCAGTAATAGCATGGATTTCACCTTCACCTAATACGATTGCTCCATAGAGATATTGATTATCTGTTCCTGATGTTTCTAAAAATACTCTTGTACCACCTACTAAACGTTCACCATAGATAACAGGGATTTGAGCATTATTAGATTGCTTGTTTATTAATGTACCTTTGGCTTGTTCTTGTTGGGGTATATCTGGGATTTCTGGGATAGGTATAATCCAAGAGATAACATCTTGAACTAAATCACCTACAAAATCAAAAAAGTCGTCAAAAAATCCCATTATTTTCTACCCCACTTTAAATCTTGTATTGTTAAAGCACTGAACTCAAAACCTTTATCAGTAGAATAAAATCTTTGTTGGCTACCTTCGTTTGTTTTACGACCTGCAGTCCTACTAAAATCTCCAAAGTGAGAAGTACAATTTAAAGTTAATACGCCTTGTTTAGTGTCTATAGAATAATTATTGATATATCCTTTATCGTAATTGAATGTATCTATTAATGCTTCTGAACTATCTATAAATCCTATATCAATAGTCACTTCATCATTTGATACAACATTATTTAAAACAATAGAAACAAAAGCACTATCTACTGCTGATAATTGAATACTAAAATTAGCAACGTTAATTTGTGAATTTTCTGCCTTTGCTGAAATCTTTAATAGGTGTCCACCTGCTGAATAGGTATTAGAATCATGAACTAAATCTTTATAATGATTAGTTAGTCTTTGAACTGTGGGGAAACCTATCTCTACTAATGCAACAGGTTTAATACTACCAGAATTTATTTCTGTTAGTAGGCCGCTAGATAATCCTCTAGCCATTACAATGCCTCTATGAAATCAACTTCAAATTTATATAAATCTATATCGTCAGTATTAAATTGCTGAATGTCATTCGTAAGTCTTACAGTGAATGGAACATTGTCATAAGTTATTGTTGCGTCATCAGCTAAGTTCTCTCGTAGTGGTGGCTCTATCGTTAATGTAGATGCGTTTCCTGATGGATTTACATCTTCAACAATCATATAGACTTTGCTATGACTACCAAATTTAATTAAATCACCTGCCAAAAATGCACCTGCTGAATTATTATGGTGTCCGTCTACTGCTATGGTTGTATCACCTGCGGTATGCGCTCCATTAACTGCAACATTATTTACTTCATGTCCTCTAGCACTAGAGATAACAGGTGGAACTATTTGGAATGTTTCTTTTTGACTTCTTTGTTTGATTATAAAGGCATAGACAGGAGCAAATTTAGTTCTTCCCATAGGTGCATATGAAGCTGAGAACTTCCATCTTTGACCATCTACTTGAACGCTAAACATCTTACCACTGTCAGTAGTAGATGTGATTGTTTTTTGCTCGGAACTAAATCCTAATGCTCTAAATGTTGGTGATGTTGGATATGTGCCACTCATTAAACTAACGCTTCTTTCCCTTGACTATTTAAAGCATCATTTATCACATTAACAATAACACTTCTACGTTTAACTAATAAATTATCAAATCCTTCTGTATCATTAGCATATACATTGACATTGACTACTGTTCCTTTATTTAGATTATCATTAGATACAATCGTTCCTGATTGATTAGGCACAAACATCTCTCTACCTTGTTCACCCACAATATAAGGTTGTCCTGCAGTCACGCTACCACCTAAGGCTCTTGGTGGAGGTGCTGATCTAATTGCTGCAATCTGAGCCGCACCTTTAGCAGCAGTAATAGCAGCTTCTATATATCCTACTGGAAATCCTTTTTTTAAACCTGCGGCAACACCTTGAGCGGTACTCATAATAGCATCACCAATCGCCAATGCCTGATTTAATCTAAATGCTTCTTTATTAAATGTGGCTAAATTACCTAGAATATCTTTACCTGCACCTATAAGAATTTCTTTCTTTTTTTCTTGTGTCATTTCCTCAAACACAATTTCTCTTGCTCTACCTTTTTTTAATTCATCTAAAAATCTTCTTTCATTTTCTAATTTTTGATTATTTATTCTTTCTTGTTCATCTAATGCTGCAAGTGCATCTGCAGTTTCCTTATCTCTGATTTCTTTATTTGTTTGATATATTCTTGATGAAGTAGTAAGATTTCTTTCAGCAAATTTTTGCATAGATTTTGCTAATTCTTGATTTGTTGTTATAGCTTTTGTTTGTTCTTCTCTTAATAATTTTTGATTTTCAGTATTAGCTATAATTTCTTTATTTACATTTGAATAAAAATCTGATGATTCAAAATTAAGATTATTTAAAATTCTAGTTAACTTATTTCTTTCATCTATTAATCTATTATACTCTTTTTGAGCATCTATATTTAATAAATCTGCTACATCTGCTTCTACTCCTGCAATTAAATTTAACTCCAATGGAGTTCCTATTGATTGTTTTGTTTTTTCTATTTCTTCATTTAAAAGAATTAACCTATCTTGAATTGCATCTGCGTTTTTTAATTCATTGGGATCAATTATAGTTAAATCTTGAGCAACATCTGCTATATCAGTTATTCTATCTACTATTAATGAAAGTGCTGCGGCTACCGCAAAACCTTTTTTACCAAATAATAATACTGCTATAATACCTGCAGTTTTAACCTCTGATGGTAAACTATTAAATCCATCTATTAGTTGTCCTGATGTAGTAGCGACTTGTTTAAATGCAGGTGCTACATCTTTTAATGCTTGTGATGTTTTTGTAATTGCAGTTGCAAAACTTGAGCCAATAGCTTTAGCTATATCTTCAATCTGTTTCTCATTATCTGCTAAAAATGTATTAAGATCACCAAACTCTTTTTTTAATTCATCAAAAAATCCTTCTGCTACGTCTTTTTGAAAATTAAAATACTTATCCCCAATCATTGAGATAGTACCTTCAAGAGTTGTAGCTAAATCTTTAGTGGCATTAGCAAATCTTCCATCTCCTGCAAATAGTTCTTCAAATTTTTCTACTGTTTCTTCTGCAGTGACTTTAGCACCTGCTTGGAAACCTAATAAGGCTCTAACACCTCTTTCTCTAAATAAATCAGCAGCACCAATACCACCTGAAAAGGCTCTTTGAATTTGGCTAGATGTAGTTTCAAAATCTAATCCTGTGACGGCAGCGACATTACCAGTGATTTCTAATATTCTATTAAGATCATTAGCATCATCAGCTACAACCGCTAAATTACCTGATGCTCTTGAAATTTCCTCTAATGAAAAGGGAACTTTACCTGCAAACTTTGTAAGATTATCAAATGCAACTGCACCTTCTTCTACTGATCCAAATAAAAACTTAAATCTAACTTGTAGGCTCTCAACTTCTTTACCTACATTGACAAATGATCTTATAGCTGCACCTGCACCAATACCTATTAATGCACCTTTTAAACTAAATACTGATGATTTTACTAAGTTAAGCCTATTTTGTACTCCTGTTAAGGCTCTTTTCGTTTTGTCTTTTGCGATAATGTCAATATTTAACTGTTTAGTCATTATCTTCTTTTACCTTGCATCTTGGCTTTATTCAATGCTTTTTGTTCTTCCTCATATTTAAGACTGTAATATGCACCCCACATATCAAATTCTTCTACTGGCATTTGCATTAGTTCGCCAATAGTTTTGTGGAGTTTTTCTGCTAAGAAGAAATGGAATCTAAGTTCGGTGTCAGATTCTATTTTTTTTTTTGAGTGTCAGTAGATGGGAGTGTTCCCATGATTTGACTTGCTACCCTGCCTATAATATCAGGATCAACAAACTTCTTCATTTTAATCTTACTCTCTAGATCAAACATTTTCTCACCATCTTTTGTTTCTGCTTTTTTAATTATAACATCTACTAATACTGTGAGATCACTATCGTTTGATCCTTTAAAGATTTCAGACTTTTCAAGCAGCGTGAATGGTTTAACATAAATGGCATCTTCGCCAGTTAAGTTCCATTCTTCAACTTCTATAATTTTTATCTCTTGGTGTTTAAAGTGTGAGATAGCACCTTCAAGGTAATCCTTTTTTGGCATTTATAAATTATACAGTTGTTGTGCTTACGCCGCCTGAGAATTGCACTGTTATTGTACGAGCAATAACTCCGTCTAAAGATACGTTCTGAGATACGCCAGTCACTAAAGCAGTGCCAGTGTAATATGTATCTGCTGCGTCTGCACCTTCAGGGTATAAGTTTAAAGTCACTGATGCACCTACTGTTAATGCACCTTGACCAGTAGTATCTGTCTCATCCCAGTGACATTCAATAGTACCTGTAGCATCTTTTCTTAATGCAATATAACTCTTAGCAGTATCTGTAAGTGTAGTATCTTCAACTGTGTCATTTGTTTCATCAATAGTAAAACCTGTGACTTCCGCCACTGCGTTTGCTCCTACTTTGACTACTCCGCTTGTTCCGACATGGGTTGCCATTCGCTTACTCCTTCATTTGTTTGTTGTTGTTCATCTACTTCTACATCTTTTTTCTTAGATGATCTAGTAGATTTTTTTTCTTGCTCAAGTTTATATCCTTTAGCTAGAAATTTGTCTATCTCATTATCCCAAATCTCAATGATGTCATTTCCACTTGGCATAACTAGTTTAATTCGTTTAGCCATTATGATGTACCTCTAACAAATTCATAGAATACCCTTACCACAATTCTTATTCCACCCAAAGGATATAATGTACCTTCATCAGATGATATCTCTACTATTTTTGTTTCTTTGGCATTACCACCCCTAGTTCTATCTGTATCAAGAGTTTCCTCAACTACTTCTATAAGTTGATTGCGTTTAGTATCTAGGTTGGTATCTGTGCCTTTAACATAACCTACAAGAACATAATCAATAGTTCCTGATCTTTTACCTGCTGCATAATCTCCAAGTGCAAAATCTTCTCTCGTTTCATCTCCAGTAGTGACATAAATAGCAGGGAACTGAGGATCAGCTAAATCTTCCTGAGGATTGATTGGCTCTCTGGTAATCTTCTTTAATTCAATAGGGGATGTGACCGCATCTAAGGTACTAATAATATTAGCTGCTATATCTTCTCGTAAACTCATAATTTCAACTCCTTTTCTAGCACAGAAAAGAATATCTTTTCAATCTTTACTTCTTCATCTTTAGAAATACTAAAGAACTCTCTTTTAACCTTTTTTCTACCTGCTCCTGCTTCATCATGGAAAAATGCTTTCTTATTTGCATCTGCTAATCTAAAAAATAACTCTCCTTTGCTTGGTGTTATCTTACTAGTCAAAGAACTGAACATTTGACCAGTGTCTTTAAGATCCACTACCCCTGATTGTTTAACTGCGGCTCTTTTATATCTAGGTGAATAGGGAGCAAAAGCATTTCCTCTATAATCTATTCCTTTTTGGAGTGTTCTTTTCTTGATAGCACCAATCTCAAATGCAGCAGCGTTAGCCAGTGCTTTTTTAATAGCTTTAGGTACTCTTTGGGAAACTTTTAATAATTCTTTTTTGACTGCAATAGAATTGTCTTTAGCAGTAATGGATGCGACCATTATCTAACTAGTCTTAAATGGTGAATAGGCTCTTTTTCGCTCTCTGAGATAGTTCCGCTATCATCCTCATCATAATCTACCCCATCACGCAATACGGCTTGGAACTCCTCATTATATTTCTTTCTATAATAATCCATTTTAACTTGAAATGTATCTGCACCATCTCCGCCTTGTGGATCTTTCCACTTAGTAAGCATAGGTAAGATGTAATCTGATAATGCCTTATAAACTACGCATCTAGTCCATTGAGCATTAGTTAATTTAGCACTGTCTAATTCAAGAGTTGTGACCTTAGTAATATCTTTATAGCGTACAGTATGGCGGTATCTTTCCCACCATTCTTCTCTAATCTGTCTGATCACATCATCTTCAGCGTGTTGTAGTTGTGTATCAAAGTCTGTAATGCCGTATTCAGCTATATCAGGTTGATACTGCTGCACATCTGCTATTGCTACTGAAAATTCTGTTGTTGCCATTAATCTTCTTTCTTCTTCCTAGTTTTCTTTGGTTTATCTTCAGCAGGTTTATTATCCACTAAATCAAATCCTCTCATCTTCCAATGAATTAAATTCTTTTCCCAATCAAATTTTGTTCTTGTGATTATTTTATCGCCTTTTTTTAATTTAACTAATTTAGTCATAAAATCTCCTTAGTAGGTGGGGATAAACCCCACCCACAAGCATATACTACTGGATTGATGAATCAAAGTGTAATTCAACACCATAAGTATCATGCAATTCGCCTACACCATAAACGGCAGTAGCAACAATCTCGTCTGCTCTTAGAGAAGCATCTCTTTGAGTTTC